AACCTTATATGAACATCCATCAAAGCCGGGTGTTTTTCAGTGGTTAGCGTCTAATGGAAACACCGTATATCACCATCCACTGTATTGGATGCCTTGCCCAGAAATGCCACCAAAGGAGAAGACATGATTGAAGCCATACTTGCCGTTTTTGCGGTTGGATTCCTTGGCGTCGCAGTGGGCGTTGGCGTGGTTTGTGTCATGGTCTGGATGGCGCTCAATGAAGACTAGAGGCGGCGCCAGGCCAGGCAGCGGGCGCAAGCCCACACCCATCAGCGAGTCCAGAGCCATAACGCTGTGGAACCAAGGCGTCAGCAAGAAGGACATCGCCAAGCGCTTTGGCGTGGACTACCAGGTGATTCGGTACTTCTTCAAGAAGATAAAAATGTTCAGGACATGAACAACGCGGCTTCGTCTTTGCGGCGGTTCTCAAGCCCTCGGAGCACCTTACCGCCGGCTTTGCAGTACTGCAACAGCGACGCTATGGCCGCGTCTTTTTCCCCGCGAAGAACCTTCTGACGGAAGGTGCTGCGCTGTAGCGTTCCCAGACCAACATTGAAAGCAAAGCTGACGCAAGCATCGAATTGGCCTTGGGTAAGAGCCACGGGAATGAGTTGCCCCACGCCGCGCTCAAAGCGCTGAAGATCGGCTCTAAGAATTCCATCTACTTCGTCTTTTGAAAACGTGCGATTGTCTTCTGGGCGAAGCGGGTAAGCGCCTCTTTGATCGATTGGAATTTTTGCTTGATCTGGGTAAAGAACATGACCTACTCCTATTGTCCAAAGCTGTGCTGGGCATCGATACGGTTTGTACCGAATGCCCTCATGGTGCTGGATCATCTTGATCACATCAGCGCTGACGTTCATTTCGACTTGAATGCTTGGCCACCAAACCAGAACGAAACAATACACGCCCAAATGATCTGGGTCTCATCGTCCCACAGGTGATTGAGCGCCACATCAAAGGCAACGTCTGTATGCCAGGCGTAGTAAAAACCAAAGACCTCAACGAACATGAACATAATGAACATGCCGTAGGTGATGACGCTACGGGTCGCTGCGCGCATGTTGGTCACCCATTGGGCCGCTCCTTGACCCAAGGCTATGTCGTGCGCATAGAGCGCTTGGCGCTCCTGCATGGCCGTCTGGTTGTTGGTGACCTCGGCGTTGATCTGAATCTGCTCGGTCTGGATGTGCTCAATGCGCTCTTGCGCTTCCAGGCCGGCTTTCTTCAACGTCAGCTCGCGCTCGGTTTGCATGGCGGCCAGCGCCAGCTCATGCTTCTTGTCAGCGCGGTCCTGGAATAGCTCAAGGATTTTGGGCAAGCCGCCCATCAGAAAGCTGATAAGGGATGAGAACAGGGTCAGCATGCTTAACCTTTCAATTCAAAATTAAGGTTGGTGTGGCGCGGGTATTGCACAACGCGCTCACCCTCGGGGCATTTGTATTTGATGGTCGCCAGCAAGGTTGCCTTGCCTTCAGCAATCTTTTCTTTTCTCACCATTGTCAACTGGTAGGTAAACGTGTCAATCTCTGGGCCTGCTGGGCCGCTGAATCGGCTTGCTGTGGTGGTCGCCTCATGCACCATACCCGCCGCATCCCGAATGCTTGGGGTGAAGCTCTCAACAGAACAGTCGTCCCGCTTCTTGATCCGCGCAACGGTAACGTTGATCGGCTGCCCAGCTTCTGCCACGATTTTGAAATGCTCTGGAGACCACTCAAGAATGGCCCTATCAAACCAACCAAACTTGTCGGCCAACGTATAGCTGCCGCCCAACGCGGCAACACTGGCAGCAACTGCTCCAATGGCTTTGGTGAGGTCGATCATTTGTCAGCCTTTGCATCAAGTTTATCGAAAATTTTGCCCAGCATTTCGCGGATGTCGCGGATGTCGGCCTTGTAGTCGTCTTTGCTTATGTAGTTATGTGGCATGTTGCGCACGTCACCGTCTAGCCGGTCGATGGCGATGTAGATGCGGTTGAGCGTCCACCCGCCGAAGAACCCGGCGATGGCCACGGCAATGTTGAAGAGTATTTGGTAGTCCATCATTCGGCCAATTTGTTTTGGTTGTCAGGTGCCAAAGCGTTACGTTTAGCTGCGCGTGTCTTTGGGCCTTGTTGCTTGCCAGACACGTCAGGGCGCGCAGCGCTTAAACTCTTTTCAAGCGTTTCTAGCACGTCAACCATCTGATCGCGTTTTATAGCCGCAGCGCGCCTAGCTTGCTCGCTTGCGTCGCGCTTGGACATTTCGTCAAACATTGCGGCCTTTTCACGGGCCTTGGTAATTGTGTCTTGAATCCAAGCGCGATCCATCATCTTTTCAGCGATGGCTTTGTTGGTGAGCGACTTGAAGCCTGGCGCCACTTCAGCAAAATCAACCTTAGCTTTTTCCCACGCAATTTTTTCAGTTGCGGTCAGATCAAACAGTTTGCCTGCGGTGACTTTTTTGGCTGCGTCATCTAGCGCCGACAACTTCTGAAATGTTTCAAGCGTTGCGCCCTTGATGCCTTGGCTGGCCTCGCGGAAGCGCCCGGTGATGGGGTCAAAGTCAAGGATGACTTCACCGGCAGCGGGTCTGCGCGCAGCCGCTTCAGCCGCTGCCTGTTGCGCTTCCGCTTGCTGGCCCAACGTGCGCGACACGCCCGCACGACGGGCGTCTTCTGCACGCAAAGCATTCATAGTGCTTTCTGCGCTGGGCGCAGGCAACGCGCGGGCCATGTTTGGCGCGCTTGGTGTTACCTGTGGGCCGTAACGCTCGGGCGTCATTACAAAATTTGGCGGCGTAAACGCTTGCTGCCCGTAGTTGTACGGCACAAGTTGGTTAGGGCCGTAGTTAATTTCCGCAGGCGTTAATCCTGATGGGATGGGCCGATAGTCAGGCGGCATGGCCGCAGACTTTTGAAATCCTGGTTTGGCCATGCTACGCGCGGCCATTCCAGCGCCGATATTGCCCAGCGCTGCTCCTACGCCGCCGCCCACGATGGCGCCAGGCAAGCCGCCTATTGAACCAACAAGCGCGCCAGCAGTGCCGCCCGCGCTAGACCGGGTGAGCTTTTCCCTAAAGGTCGGCTCACGAACTACGCCGCCTTGCAAGTTCTCAGGAAAGTTGGCCGCAGCGTTTGCAATCTTTGCAGCGTTACCTGACAGGGGTCTGCCTTCAGCGGCCATTTTTGCCAGCGCTTGTGGGTCAACCACGCCGGTAGCCAAGTTGGTGGCACGGCGGTAGTCGTAGATTCGTGCGGCCAATGAGCGCGCATTTTGAAACTCGGTCAACAGTCGAGGGTCGGTAATGCTGTTCTCAACCGCTTTTTCCAGCGCGTTGGCAATGCCCATGCTTGCATCCGCGCGGGCTATTGCTTCGGGTGACGGTGGGTTGATGCCGGCAGACTGTTGGTTGTAAATTGCTTGCGCGTCTCGGCGGCGCTGGCGAATGCTGTCTACAATGATTTTGCCATCTGCGCCAGCTTGCAGTTGTTGCTTAGCTGTATTTACAAACTCATTGATGGCATTAGCTTGACCCATGTCGCCAATTGTTGGCGCAACACGCAAGTTGTCAAGATCATCCAATATGGCGGCATCGGCGGTCACACGGGGGATTGCCCTAACCTTGTCATACGGCACGCTAATTGCCGGCGCGTCCAGCGCGGTATCAAACGCTTTTGCGTCAAGTTTTATGGTTTCTGGTAAACCCATATCTTCTCGGGCGCGCGCGGCAACTTTGGGCAAATTGAGCTTGGATAAGTTGCTGTCCAGCGCCGTTGACCCTACCGCAGCAGCGCGCATACGGTTGGCCGCGCTGGGGTTGGACAGCGACGGGTTCAACGACAATTCCATGTCAAACGCATCTTTGGCCGCGTCAATGCGCGGGGCGTTCATTTCGCTCTCACGCACACGCTCAGTTTGGATGCGCTGCTGGCGCGCTTGTATTGGTGCCTTGACCATGGGCGCGGCGGCGCGAGTGCCTGCGCTAACTCCTCTGGACAAATCGCCCAGCACGTTAAGCGGGACTCCTTGCAGACCAGTGCTGGCCAGCGCGTTGCCAATTGCTTCAGTGTAGTCTTGCGCCGTGGGGCTAAGTGCAGGCTGAAAAAATTGCTGAACTTGGCGGGCTTGGGCTTCGCCAGCGCGAACACCTTCTTTTGTGCCATATTTGCCGCTGGTCAGCGCGCCAAGCACTTCTGAACCCGCAACAATCGGCCCTGTGATTGCGCCGGTCGTAAGCGCTACGGCGGTTTCAACAGGTGCAAGCAACTTTTCTGTGAACGACGCAGGCGCGCGCGCTGGCGCTGCTGTTGACGCAGGCACCGCGTAGGTATTGCCGGGAATCAGATCGGCGGCAGTGCCAGTTTTACGCGGCGCGGGCATGCCCGTACCTCTTGGCGCAGGCGCTGCCCCAAAAGTTTGCGCGGCAAACGCTTCTACTTGGCCAGGGGTTGCGTCATCTGGGCCTTCAAAGACGTGAACTGCGCCGTCTGGGCCTTGAACACGGTATTTGGTAGCCATTATTTGCTTTCTTTACCAAGATATTTAAATCCACTAGTTCCTTGCCCCGCCGCACCTGGCTGATCGCGTTTAGGCAACATACCGCTGCCTTTAACATACGCATTTTCAATATCATCAATAATACGCAACGCGGCTTCAACCGATTGACCAGGATCAGAAATAGACCGTAACATGGTTTGCAATTCCATATTGGAATCCAAAGACTTTGACGACATTCCAGTAGCGTTCTTAATTGAAGCCACCAATCGTTGACGCGCGCTGTTAATGACATCGCGTTCAACTTGCTCTGGGCTACCGCCAGCCCGACCTAATACTTGACCCACACCTGACGCTTGTGCGGCGGACATAAGATTGGAAATAACATTACGTTCTGTACTTGGGATAGCGCGAAGTCGATCAAGTTCTGTAAACGAAGAACGCAAGTTATCTAAATCATTTGCAAGTTGTGTTTTGCCTTCTTCCGCTTTATTGACACGTATCGCCGCGCCTGGTTCTTTACCACCCACGCCAATAACGCCGGGCGATCCTACGCCGCCGCCTTGGTAGCGCCGTGCGTCTACGGAGATCATTTGATTGGGGTTAGTTGGATCAATAATTTGCGTGATTGTGGGTGCAACGGGCTGCGCTGGTGGCCGGCTTTGTTGTGCAATCTGTATTTTTTGGTTTTGAACGGGGCCGGGCAACGGCACATCTTCGTATGTGCCGATAGAAATAGGCGCACCTCCAAGCCCAGGAATCTGAAGCACTCGGCGTTGGCCACTTTGGTCAATGACTTGTGTAGTTGGTTTGTTCAACTCCATAAACTTTTCAGTGCCAAGTTTGGACTGATTAAGCAGTTGAGCAAAGGCTTGCGGGCCTTGAGTCATAGCTTGCTGTATTTTTGTGACAAACTGTTCTTCAGTTATTCCTCTGGCCTTAAGTGTGGGGCCAAGAATAGGGTCTGCATGATTGGCTTGAAACCAACTGAAATACTGTTGCGGCGCGTTAGGGTCTGAGGGATTAATTGTGTCCAAAAATGCACGCGACTGCTTTAGCTTAGTGTCAACTAAATTAGCTTGTTGAATTTGCAACGCAATTGGTTGTGCGGTTATTTCACCTTGCAATTTTTGTTGGGTAAGTTTTTGCGCTTGCAATTCTCCTAGCGTCTTTTCAAGCCCAGGCAGCTTAGAACCAAAACCTCCAGTAGACAAAGTCTTGCGCAAAGTGTTGATGTCAATATCACCCGTTTGTGGGTTGTAAGCAGACCGATACGCTTCGTTAAGCGCATTGGTTGATTCTTGTTCGCGTTGCGCAGTGGCAAGCTGATACTGCGCCAAAGCATTTTGATTCTGCGCGCTTTGAAGTTGTGAAATTTGAGCGTACTGGGCCAACGGGTTGGCCACTTCAACGCCTCGGACGCCTAGCGCAATGTTTGGGTTAAGTGCCATGATTTGTCTCAGTCAAAATTAGTTATTTGGGCGTTGTACGCATTTGGAGACATACTGCCTGGTCCATATACATTGCCTGCGCCGTATTGGCCCACTAAATTTCTTTGGTTTAATGCGTTAACTAAGTTGTTGCCTTGGTTGTAATTCAAATAAGTGCTCAAGCCGCCAGTTATAGCATTGGCTGCACCCACTTGGCCCGCCGCCCCAGCCGCAGCGCCGCCGGTCAAGTAATTGCCCATGTTGGCTGCGTTGGCTGCGCCAGCCGCGCCGATCTGAGATGTGGCCGTCTGACCAATACCCGCTAAAGCCGCCAGACGGTTGTAGCCTGTGGCCTCACGCGCCACATCAGCGTTGTAACCTGTTAGCGCCCGGTTGTAAGCGTTTTGGTACTCTTGGCTACCCATTTCTTGGCCGAAGCGTTGCGCGGCCTTCATGGCCCCGCCTGAGATCAAACCGCCCCTGGCGGCGGCGCTTCGATCCAGCGCCTTCTGGCCTTCGGACAATCGAAACGCATATCCTGGGTCTTGACCCAAGTTGACTTGCCCAGTAAACGCCCCCGGCATCATGTTGCGTTGCGCTTCAAGCTGAGGTAGCGCGCGGATACCCATCTCACGAAAAGGTCTTTGATCTTCGCGTGTTTGATAGTACTGCGCGTCCGATATTTCACCCGCTCGTTTTGCGGCGTCTGATTGCTGACTTGCCGCGCTGCGCGATGTGCTGGCGCCTAATAACGCGCCCCCAACTATAGCTGCTGCTGTCCAACCGGCCATGATAGCTCTCCTTCACATTTAACTTGCATTTTACGGGCTACAGAGACACAAACGTCTTCAGAAATCTGTTTGTTCCCAAA